CTAAATCTTATCCGCGTGGTGCAGCAGGACAAACTTGTCCCACAGCTGCTCCTGGCTCTCACCGTGCGCCGGATCCTTGAGAATGGTATTGGGGATAGGGCAGACCTTCTGACACGTCGGCGTCTCGTAGTGGCCGACGCACTCCGTACAGCGATCGCTGTTAATCTCATAAACGCTCTCACCCATCGAGATGGCCTCGTTCGGACACTCGGGTTCGCACATATCGCAGTTTATGCATTTTTTGGTGATCAGCAACGCCATCGGAAAATCTCAGAAGCTACACAAGCAGGGCGGGTATTATACGCCCGATTTGTGCTCAGACCAGTTTTTTCACCGGGGTGTTTACCGTGCCGATTGCCGTCACGTTTCTGCCTCTTTCAGACAGCAATAGCTTTTTTTGCCCGGCGGCGATGAATAAAAACAGGTAAAGATGCACCTCCTGATAACGTTCAAACCAGGGATAGAATGATGCGCGATATACAACAGATTTTAGAGCGCTGGGGCGGGTGGGCCGCCCAGCATAATACGGCGGTAAATTGGTCACCCATCGCGGCAGGGTTTAAAGGGCTGATCGGCGCTCCTGCCTCCTCTCGCCCCTCATGCTGTGATGATGACGGTTTGATTATCGATGGCTGCATAAGTCGTCTGCAGCAGATACGCAAATCTGAAGAGCTGAATGCCATCATGCTTTATTACGTTCACGGGCTATCAAAACGTGAAATTGGGCGCAGAGTTAAAACCTCGGAGCGCGAAATAAGGCGCGTGATAGAGACCGCGGAAGGTTTTATCGAGGGGTGCCTCTGTATGCTTGGCGTCTCACTGCAAATGGACCCTGAGGTGACTAAACTGCCGGATGAAGAAAGTGCTCATGCGGGCCGCAAAAAGCGTGTCAGACTGGTATGAGTTGATTTTACAACTTCAACCAAAAGCCCCGAACTCTCGGGGCTTTTTTTATGCCCGTCACTGTTTGATGGAGGCCTTTCCCTTGAGCAATAACACCAGTACAGAACCGGGCTGGTTAACGCCCACTAACTGCGATCCGGATTACGATGAGACGCTTGATGCGCTACTAGGCCAATGGATAAGCAGCGTGTCCGGCCTGCCAGCGGACAACGTATGTCCTCGGTGGGGAAGTGACCCACCATTAACGCCGTCTGCGGGAACAGCGTGGTGTGCATTCGGTATCACGGGATGGGCCAGTGATGGCAGCCCGGCCTTTACTAACCAAACAGAAGAAGAGGTGCAGTTCTGGCGTCAGGAAACCTTTGAGTGTACGGCATCGTTTTATGGTCCAGCGGGTATGACATTTGCCGCCCGTTTTCGCGACGGCATTGCTGTTCCACAGAATAACAGCGGGCTGAATACGCTGGGTTTTTCGCTGATCGATTATGTCTGCCTGACGCCCTGTCAGGAGCTTATCGAACAAACGTGGGTTCGCCGCTATGACATGACAACGCAGCTGCGTCGCAAAATTGCGCGCGAATACGCTATTCAATCGCTGGTGGCAGCACCAGTCACCCTTTCTGGAGAATAAATCATGACCCAGGGCTTACCCCTTTCCAGTGTTGTAAACGTAGATGTAGTCATGTCACCGACGGCGGCGACCGGCCGTAACTTTGGCTCACTGCTGATCCTCGGCTCCTCTACAACAATCTCTGCAGCAGAGCGCATCCGTCTTTATGCCTCGATCGCCGATATTGGCGATGATTTCGGCGTTGATAGCCCGGAATACGCAGCGGCGCTGGTTTACTTCAGCCAGTCGCCTCAACCTGAAGAGGTCTATCTTGGCCGCTGGGCGAAAACGGCTGACGCGGGTGAAGAGGAGACGGAAACTATCCTCGACGCCATCAATGCCTGCCTGAACTATTCTGACTGGTATGGACTGATTGTCGCCGATGAGGTGATCAGCGGCAGCGATGTGCTTGACGCAGATGATGTTGTTAGCGTTGCCGCGATTATTGAGGCTGCCACGCCGAGCCGAATTTTTGGCGTCACCTCTGGCGATGCCGGGATTATCAGCACAACGGAAACGACCGATGTCGCCTCGCGGCTTAAGTCTGGCCGCTATGGACGCACGTTTTTACAGTACTCCATCAGTAGCCCCTATGCCGCAGCTTCCGCCTTTGGCCGGGCCTTTACCGTCAACTTCAACGCCAGCAATACCACTATTACCCTGAAGTTTAAGCAGGAGCCGACGGTGACCTACGAGACGTTGAATATCGCTCAGGCGTCGGCAGTGGATGCAAAAAACGCTAACGTCTTTGTCTACTACGCCAACGATACGGCCATTCTTCAGCAGGGTGTCATGGCAAACGGCGATTTTTTCGACGAACGCCATGGGCTCGACTGGCTGCAAAATTACGTGCAGACCAACCTTTATAACCTGCTTTACACCAGCCCCAGCAAAATTCCCCAGACCGATGCCGGCGTCACGCGCCTGCTCGCTGGCGTAGAGCAGTCGATGGATCAGTCAGTCAACAACGGTCTGGTTGCGCCTGGCGTCTGGAATGGGGGAGCGATAGGTCAACTCTCTTCCGGCGATACGCTAACCAAAGGTTATTACGTCTATGCGCAGCCGCTTTCTGCTCAGGCTCAGGCAGATCGGGAGGCGCGTAAATCTCCGCTGATTCAGGTGGCCTGCAAGCTGGCAGGCGCTATTCATTACGCAGATGTTCAAATCAACGTCGTTCGCTAAGGAGCAACCAGATGGCAACCTACTCTTTTCTTGACGTCACCGCGACGCTTACCGGACCGACGGGCATTATCGATTTCGGTCAGGGATCGGCTAATGCTTCGGAGGGGATCACCCAGACCACCGGCGGCAGCATGAATACGATGACCGTAGGGGCTGATGGGGAAGTGATGCACAGCCTACACGCGGATAAATCCGGCACTATTACGGTATCACTGCTTAAAACCTCGCCAGTAAATAAAAGATTATCACTGGCCTATAACGCGCAGATTTTGTCGGCCGCGACCTGGGGAAATAACGTAATTGTGATCCGCAACACGGCCTCTGGCGACATCCTGACGGCGCGTGGGTGCGCGTTTCAGAAGCATCCCGACTTTAACAATGCAGCCGACGGCGGAACGGTAGATTGGGTATTTGACTGCGGAAAAATCGACCGCCTGCTCGGGGAATTTTAAGCATGGAGTTTGCTATTGATGGCGTGACGTACCGTATCGCAAAGCTCAACGTATTCGAGCAGCTGAAGGTCGCCCGCAAGATGCTGCCGGTGCTGGCCAGCCTGGTCGCTGATTTCCGCGCGCTTCAGGAGAGGATAGGCAATAACGACAGTGAAGGGGCGATCGCGACCGTCCTGCCAAGGATTGCCACTGCGGTAGCAAGCCTTAACGATGAGGATGTTAACGCTATCCTTTTTCCCTGCCTTTCAGTGGTCTCCCGGCAACATATGAAGGGCTGGGTGCCTGTTTTCCAGTACGGCGAAATCGCCTTCGACGATATTGAGCTGCTGACGCTGTTGCAGCTGGTGGCGCGGGTGGTCGCCGACTCGTTGGGAAATTTTTTGCAAGGACTCCCTACCGGCGGGACGCCAGCCCAGCCGGTAGCGTAGCGTTAAACACACTGCCTGGCGGAGAGGATTTTATTCTGCGCCCGGCCCTCGCCTTTCAGATCGATCAGCGAGATCTCGATAGCGGCGCGGTCGATCTCTGCCGCATCGCCTTACTGAACGACTATCTCGATATGCGCGAGGATAACGACGCCAGAGTAGATAAGTGGAGGGCAGCCAATGAGCATTAGCACAGATGCAGTTAACGATTTTCTTCGCTCGCTGGGTTTCGATATCGATCAAATAGATGCCGATACGCTTACGCTACTGTTCGAACGGATCGTAGCGGTCTTGCCAGCAGTCAGTAGTGTATCTCAACGTAGCGCCTCTTTTGTCCCGCAGGTTGCAAAGCATCTGGAGAGTGTTGGCAAGGTAGCGCAGCATGTCTATGGGACAATGACGCCTATGCTTGTGGCGGCCGGAGAGGTCTATGACGTTTATAGAGTAACAGAGAGTAACAGCCTGTCCGACAGGGTAAATACCCCCGCTGAACGTAGTCGAAGCACGCCTGTAAAAATATTGCGTGAAGGGATACGGAGGGGTTGCTCAGGCAGTAATCCACATGTTGTAAACCGTGAACCAGTAACCACGACACAGGCTAAAAAAGCGAGCGCGCCTGTTCAGTATAGCGAAATCCCGCTACGACCACCTTCCGCCGCCCGATCCGGTGGTAAGGCACCTGAGTGGATCGCAGCGAGCGTTCACTCGCTACAGCGTCTCTACCAGCCTGCTGTCTGGCTGTTGCAAAGCCAGATGGTCACTCAGCGAGAAGGTGAACGGTTAGTTCTATGCGATGTCAGCGCGGAGGCGATATCTCAGCTCTTGAATATCGCCGTGCAGAATATCGCGCTGCGCGGCGGCACTCTCTCTGTGCTTAATAGTTCCGTCTACAGTGCCGCTAGCCATCTCAACCTTACCCAACAGCGATCCCGGAACGTCAGGAACACAACATCCGTTCAGCAGCAGAACACCTATAACATTTACGGCAGCCAGGCCCTTGAAATCGCCTCTGAGGTAGAGCTGCGTCAGCACTCAGCCAATGCACGGATAATGCGTGCCAACCAGAACGGGATAGGGTAATGGATATTCTCTCAACGCTGTTTCAGCAGTCAACCCGCAGTCTGGCGGGCTTTATTATCCCCAGCGTGGTTATTTCGGAGAAGCACACCGATAAGCTGACCATTACCGAGCATCCTGTTGAGGTGGGTGCACCGGTCGCCGATCACGCCTACATGCTGCCAGCGGAGGTGGTCATGGAGGTAGGGTTTGCGGGCGGCGGTGCCCTGCTCGATTTCGCCGCCGATCTCACCGCAACAAACCTGCTCAGTCTGTCGCCGAAAGAGGTTTATCAGCAGCTACGGAATCTACAGAAGAACTTTACTCTCTTTAACGTCGTCACCGGGAAACGCATTTATAAGGATATGCTGCTTAAAGGAATAGAGGTGAATACGAGCGTCGATACTGAAAATGTCCTCTCTGCCACTTTGACCCTGCGTCAGATCGTATTCTCGCGAACGAAGCCTATCGTCGTGGCAGATAAAGCGGAGATGACCGAGGGAGTCAGCACCTCACCGGTCATCAATGCCGGAACCAAAAACCTGAAGCCAGCGGATAAGGTGTTAAAAAACCCAGGGAGGATCCAATGAGCGTATCTGAAATTCCGCTTAACCCCGATAACCAGACGTTCAGCATTGATATTGCCGGAAAGAGCTGGTGGATAAGCCTTATCTGGCGCGATCTCTGGTGGGTGATGAACCTTGCCGATAGTCGCGGCAACGCCGTGATCTCCGGTATCCCGCTGGTAACGGGGGCGGATCTGCTGGCGCAGCACGCCTGGATCGAACTCAACTTTGCGCTGCGGGTGGCGTGTGATGACAGCGCCCAGGTCTATCCGACAAAAACGGATCTTGGTATCCGCTCTCATCTTTATGTGATTACGGAATAATGCAATGACAGTTAACTGGATGCGTCACTTTGAGCTGCAGCTCACGGACGACAGCGGCACGGGTATTACCCTGAGCGACCTCAGGGTGGTGTTCAACATCGACTGCTTTAACATCAGCAGCCAGACCTCGGTGGGCACCTTCAAAATCTATAACCTCGCTGACGACACGGCGCAGAAGATAGTCGGCCAGGGGCTGACCCGTATCCGGGTGCTGGCCGGATATGACGGGCTGGCGGAGAGGGGCGGCAGCAATCACGGCCTGATATATTCCGGCGACATCCGCTACGCCTCGGTGGGCAGGGAGAGCGCGGTGGACACTTACGTACTGATACAGGCGGGGGATGCGGACCTGGCGTTTTCGAATGCGGTGACCGTGCACACCCTGGCGGCGGGGTATACCGTGGCGGACATGAACCGTGTCCTGATGCAGGACTTTGCCCGCTACGGGGTGACGGAGGGGCGGACCCCGGCGATGCCGGCGAAGGTGTACCCGCGCGGACGGGTGCTGTTCGGCAAGACCCGGTGGCTGATGGATGAGGTGGCCCGGCAGTGCAACGCCAGCTGGATGTTTGTTGACGGACAGCGGGTGATGCTGGCGAAGGGGGAGTACATGCACGAGGCGGTGGAGCTGAACAGCGAAACCGGGCTGGTGGGCACCCCGACGCAGACCATCGGCAAGGGGCTGAACGTGCGGTGCCTGATAAACCCGAAAATCCGCACAAACGGCCTTATACGCCTTACACAGGGTGAGGTTATCATCAACCAGCAGCCGATGCCTGCTACGGAAGTTGCGAAGGGCAGCGGACACAGAG